ATTCGCCGCGCCCGGTTGATGATTCGTGTTATTTGTTGATGATGAAATCTTCGATGTCGGCGTAAATGCCCCACGCGGATTGATTCACGTTGATTCCGGCGGTCGCGAGTATGTCGGCGTATTCATCGGGCATCAATGCCGGATACCAACGGCGGTTACAAGCTTCCTTGACATAATCGAGGACACATTCGAGGTTCGATTTGAGTTCGCGCAACGCATTTGCGGCGGCGGTTTCAGCTTTGCGGCGTGCGATGAACGTGCGGTTGTTGCGTTTCCACTGACGGCAGAAAGCATCTTTGTCGAGGTCGCACATCATGTAGGCGGCTTCGATGTGTTCATATTCCGCCGGTGTTACGGTGATGTTGACGCGGTTTTGAAATTCGATGATGTTCATATTGCGTTATTTTTTGCGGTTCGGTGATGTTTATTAGTCACTTATTTTGTAAATTTGCACAATCGTTTCGGCGATGCGGTCAATCACGTTCCCGATTGCGATGCAAAATTAAACAAAACATTTGTACCCTCCAAACAAATCGTTTGGAAAGTGAGTGTTAAAAAAGGTTAACGAATAACGCTTATAACGTTTATGATTGAAAATCAACGCTTTAAGGACGTGTTCATTTATCTCCGTGAAAACAAGCACGTTCGCAATCAACAAGACTTCACCGAGCGCATCGGCTCGGACAAATCAACCGTGTCGCAAATAATGAATGACCGCATCGCGATTCCAAACCATTTGTTTGCAAATGTCGGCAAAGCGTTTCCGTTCATCGATGATGAGTGGATTCGCTCCGGACACGGCACAATGCTCAAATCGACATTCACGCAACAAATCTACGGCGGCGAGGGAATCACCCAAACCGGCAACGTGTGTGAATCCGAATCCGGCGCATTGATTCTCGCATTGACGGAAATCACGGAAATGCGCAAGTTGTTGGCTGACGCGCTACAAGCGAATCAACGCACCAACGACCGATTGTTAACATTGCTCGAAAACATTCACAACAAAACGCTATAATGACCGAATCATCACTTGATAGGCACCGCCGGACGGAGTTTGACGGTGCAAGGTGGGAAACAGACTACCAACGAATAAATCAATCGTACCGCGCCGGATATGATGCCGAGGATTCCGGCGATAATGATGCCGCCGTTGAACATTACGCCGCCGCAATCACGACCGGCGAACAAATCGGCGATTCAATGTTTCACGCATACCGGCACGCATACGAACGCATCATCGCATTGTTGCGCCGGACACCGGACGTTGAAACCCTCGAACGATATTGCCGGACGTATATCGCGCACCCGGTCGATGAATCAACCCGAACCCGAATCAATCAAATCATCGAATCGATATGAAACGAATCATGTTTGCGGCGGTTATTTTCGCCGCGATGATGTGCGGTTGCGCATCTGATACCGAAAAACCGGCGGTCGTGCAATACGTCAACGACCTCGTTATGAAATTTCCGAACTATCGGTCAAATGAAATCGCGAGAACGGCATTATTGGATTCAATCGCGAATCATGTTCGCCCGGTAGGACAATCACCGGTTGACATTGCCGGTGTCGATTTCAAATTTGCAAAATTGGTCGATAACCCTCAAACCGGAGCGAAAACGGCGGTGTTCACATCGACCGGTTGCACGTCCGACATTGAAAACCCGAACGGCAATCCGAAATATTTGATGACCGACATCAATATTCGCGTTGTCGGCACGGTCGATGATGCAACCGCCGCAAAACTTGACAATAACAACGTGTATCGCATTGACGGCAAATTGCACGCATGGGATGCCGCCGATGTGTTCGGCGTTACACATTCAATCGGCAATGCGGTTGATTTCGGCACATACATTCTCGATGATATGACGATAAATCCGGCAAAATCAAAATAACCGAAACAACCCACTCGGTTAATTTCGGTTGAATAAACAACCCAAAACAACCCACGCGAACCCAAAACAACCCGATATATGATATATGATATATGAATATATAATATTATCAAAATTAAAATTTTGATTGTTTGTTTTCCGCGTATGTGCGTGCGCGTGCGCGAGGAATGAAAATCAATAAACAATAATCGACATGAAATCGAACAACGAAAAACCGGCAACGCTCGACCTCGTTTTGAAGGTGTGTTGGTACGAAATGATTGAATCCGGCGAAAAACGCGAGGAATACCGCAAAATCGGCGCGTATTGGTCGAAACGGTTAATTGCATCACCGGACGCAACAAAACGCGACAGCGGCGTTCCTGCGCGTGAATACGGCGATTTTACGATTAACTCCGGCGCGGCATTTCGCGATTTCGCGTTTGTCAGGTTTCATCGCGCTTATACATCAACAACAATGACGTTTGCCGTTGACGGCATTGAAATTGGCGAGGGCAACCCGGAATGGGGCGCGATTCCGGGTGTGAAATATTTCGTCATCAAAATTGGAAATCGAATCAAATGAGCAAAACTCGAAAATACAATGCCGACACGTTCGCGATAATGGATAGATATTTCATTGCGGTCGAAGCGTGCGTAAAAGCAAAATTATTGCGGAATTTAACCGCGTATTGCGCCGACACCGGAATCGAGAAAAATCATTTTTACATTCAACGAAAAGACCGCACGCGAGGTTATTTCGAGGTCGGTTGGATAACGCCGTTGATTCGTGATTGCGGAATTTCGGCGAATTGGATATTAACCGGGGTCGGAACGATGTTTGCATGATGAGAACGGTTTCGGCACGGAAAACACCCGGTTTCGCGGATTTTTCGCGGAATCGGGAACGTTTTTCGCGGAATTGAGAACGGTTTCCGTGAAATATACACGGCACGCCATCGGCAACCGGAATCCGGCGGTCGAGGGCGTTATCGTAATTTATCGCAACATATCGCAAATTGCGATATTCGTTTGCAGTTTTTATTTGCGCCGGGAATCATTGCAAACGGCAAACGGCTGATTCATTGTGCGTTTTTATTTGCATCGGAAATCACATCGTTTGCATCATTCCCAGATTCGGTTTGCACGCCGCCGAGAATGTCCGGAATCCGGGTTACAGCGGCTTGTTTATTTTTATCCATGACTTTTGCGTATATTTGCGTTGTTGTCAATTCACGGTGTCCGAGCAATTTCGATACGGTGTAAATGTCCGTGCCGATGTCGAGCATCAATGTTGCGAACGTATGACGGCCACAATGAAACGAAATATTTTTATCGACACCAGCACGCAACGCCCATTCGCGCAAATATGCGTTCGTTGTTGACGGCGAATGAATATCACCGAACACAAGGTCGGTCGATTGATTTTTGCCGCGTTCGCCGATGAGTTCGGCGGCTTGCGGCGTGATGTCGATGTATTCTTGACCGCCGGTTTTCTTTTGACGGAAAATGATTCGCGTAAATTCGCCCTGCCGGTGAACCTCACCCCACGTCAATTTGATGATGTCGGAACGGCGCAACCCAGTTAAACATGAAAACATGAACGCACGTTTGATTTCGGGAAATTCACAACGCGCCGATTGCATCGCACGCAATTCATCAATCGTGAGATACATTCGTGTGCCTTCCTCGCCGCGAAATCCCTCGATGCCGCGCATCGGATTATGTTGAATGATTCCGTCCTCATACGCTTGCCGCAGACACGCACGCAATTTGTTAAAATACGATTGCCGCGAATTTTGCGACAACGGTCGATGTTCATCGCGTTCGCGTTTGTCATTGCCGAACGCTTCTGCCTTTTTTTCGAGGTAATCGCGGAATCCTTGAACCCATGCCGGGGTGATTTGCGCGAACGTGATGTTGCGGTTGCGTTCGTATGCTTCGAGGTGTTTCAATGCCGAATACCAATTGCCCCAATTGCCGCGTGATTCGACACCGAGCCGTTTCTCGGTCAAATCCCGGTAATATTGAAAAAACAATGTTTGTTCGGCATATTGAGTTTTGAATCCGAACTCACCGTTTTGAATTTCGATGATTCGTTGTGCCTTTACGGAATTTGCGAGTTTCAATGTTTCCCGGTTCTTTTCCTTGTCGGATTTCGTTTTTTCGGGAATGAGATACAATTTCAAAAATTCGTATGTGCGCGTGCCGCCCCAATAAATATCGAGGTATAACGACACATTACCGTTCGCCAATTTTTTGCGGCGCAAACGTATCGGTTCTTTGATGTTTTGTTGTGTCATGTCATTTGCGTTTTGTTACTTTTGTTACCCAAATCGTACCGGGTAACAAAATAGTAACGCAAAGATACCATAATTTCGACATACGCACAACATATAAATGAAAAAATCGGACATTCGCGCCCGATTTCGCAATATATAATATATTATGGTGTTACGATGTTCGCTTAATGTCGTGTTTATGTTGTCGGCGTGTTGTCGGTGATTTTTCAAACTATTTTCCGATGCAGAAGCGGGAGAAGATGG